CCACTCAAGGTACATCAGACAAGACGCTACATAACCAAAATTGAAGAGCAACCAACACAGCAGTGTGTACACATTGAAACAAACGGACTAGATAATACGTTTTTAGTTGGAGAAGGATTTATTACATGTCGTTAACACCCAAGCAGGAACTTCTGTTAAAGAAGTTTGCAGAACAAAACAAACAGTGGCCCAAGGCCCAACTGGAAGGCGCCCTGTGGTTGGTGCGGTACAAGCTGTCCGCGCTGCCCCACCAAAAAGAACCGGACGATGGGGAGTATGACACTTTCTTAATGTTGGCGGGGCGGGGAGCGGGCAAGACTTGGACGGCCTCGAACTGGATTGGCGAGCGGGCATGGCGGTTCGATAAGACGCGTTGGTTGGTGACAGCGCCAACGACAAACGACATTCGAGCGACGTGTTTTGAAGGGGACTCAGGGCTCCTTAACATTCTGCCCAACTCAATCATTAAAGATTACAACAAATCGTTGCTGGAAATTACGCTGATCAACGGCTCCTTGATTCAAGGCATTCCGGGATCAGAGCCAGAGCGGTATCGTGGTAAGCAATACCATGGGGCTTGGTTCGATGAGTTGTGCGCGTTTGAGTACATCGACGACGCGTATGACCAAGCGCAGTTTACGCTGCGTTTGACTGACCCGCGGATTGCACGGGTGCAGCAGATCATCACCACCACGCCCAAGCCGTTGGAGTTGATCGTTGACCTGAACGAGGGTAAAGTTGGTGGCGACGTGTACGTGGCAAACGCATCGTCGTATGACAACCGAGCCAACTTGTCAGATACGTTCTTCAAACAGCTTGAAAGCTACGACGGGACAAACCTTGGCCGCCAAGAAATTTACGGCGAAATCTTGGACCCAGAAGAGGCCGGGATTATCAAGCGTAAACAATTTCGACTTTGGCCGGCCAACAAGCCAACCCCTACGCTGGAATACGTCATTGCCTCATACGACCCAGCCACATCGGAAAAAACAGTCAACGACCCGACAGCTTGCACGGTATGGGGCGTGTTTGAACAAGAGGACGCTGGCACAGCCCTAATTCTCTTGGACGCATGGGACGCCCACTTGGCCTACCCTGAACTGCGGCGCAAAGTCATCAACGACTTCAAGGAAGTTGTTTACGGCGCGGACAACAGTTTCGCAAAAGGACGAAAGGCCGACCTGCTGCTCATGGAAGACAAGTCGGCCGGCATATCACTCATTCAAGAATTGCAAGGCGCCGGTGTGCCGGTGCGGGGTTATAACCCCGGCCGTGCTGACAAGGTGCAGCGTCTTAACATTGTAGCACCAATCGTGGCTAAGGGCAAGGTGTTTATACCTGAAGACCCAAACACCAAGGGCGACGTGGCAGCGTGGGCCAAACGATTTATCCGTCAGGTGTGTTCGTTCCCAGAAGCCAAAGGCCACGATGACTACGTGGACTCATTGACACAGTCGTTGCGGGTACTTAGGGATTCCGGCTGGATTCAATTGGATCCATTGCCCGCGCGGGATTACAGTTACATTGATGATCAATTATCCAGAAAGTTTTCTAACCCCTACGCCCAGTAATAGGGGCGGCTATAACAAATAGATTGCATTAATATAAATAGGAGCGAATAGGCCCGCGAACCTCGTTTTTGCCAGTACAAAAACTAGCTCCTACTTATCGAACTTACTGGAGTTAAAAAAAATGAATGATCCTTTTTCAAATAAATATTATTTGAATTCAAAAAATACTGTTGAAAAACATGCAAAAATAATTTTCAACAATCGAAGGAACAAATCAAAAAAAGAAGGAATTGTGTTTGATATTACTTTTGAAGAGTTATCAAAAAACATTCCGGAATTTTGTCCGGTGCTAGGGATAAAATTAGCATGGTGCGAACAAAACAAAATTGCGGCAAATAACTCACCTTCTTTAGACAAGTATGATCCAAAACTGGGGTATGTATCTGGAAATGTATTTTGGGTATCGTATCGGGCAAATCGAATAAAGTTTGATGCAAGCCTAGCGGAAATAGAAGCCCTAGTCAATTGGATGAAAAAACAAGAATGTTGAACCTTATTAAATCACCCCACGAGTTGCTCATGGAGCAGGCCGGTCTTCCAAGTTTTGCGGAAGGCCACTCGGTGTCACCGGAACAAATGCGCGTGGAGTTGATGATTAATGGGCACAAGGTACACCAAGAAGATTTGCCGCATGACCATCCGTTAATTCAGCACCTTGCCGGCGGCGGCCAGCCAGCAACAATGTGGGAAAAAGTTAAAGCCCATTTGCCGGCGGCTTTAGGCCACACGTTTATGTTTGGTTTACCAGCTTTGGATGTTATTAATCAAATGCGCGAACACAATTATGGCAACGCGGCAGAAAGCGGCTTAGATGCCGCAATTGGCTTAATGCCATTGCCTGTGCAAGCTGCCGTATACGCGATGCATGGCACCGAATTAAATCCCAACGAAAATGAAGAGTTGGCTGCACGAAACCAACTTCCACCATACATTTCAAAATAATGGCAAACCCAACATTACCAATCCAATCAGGTGGCAATTTGCCGTCTTTGAATCCTCGACGCGAAAAAGAAGTTGAGGAGGGTTTACTTCAAGAAGACGAAATTAGCGAACTTGAAGACGCTTTGGATTTGGATGAAAGCGAAGCTGAAGGTGAAATTATTGAGTTGGAAGACGGCTCAGTTGTAGTTAACCTTGAACAAACTAAAGGCCCGAAAGAAAGCCCTGAGTTCTACGAGAACTTGGCAGAGGTATTCGACGATGGTTCCTTGGACCACTTAGCAATTGAATACTTGGACTTTATTGATGAAGACAAAGAAGCTCGTAAGCAACGCGACAAACAGTATGAGGAGGGTCTACGCCGCACTGGTTTGGGTAAGGATGCTCCGGGCGGTGCTACTTTTGACGGTGCTTCTAAAGTTGTGCATCCTGTTATGGCAGAGGCGTGTGTAGACTTTGCTGCCAGTTCGGCGAAAGAGTTATTGCCACCTGAAGGGATTGCCAAAACCAACATCAAGGGTACGGCTGACCGCAATAAGTTGGACGTTGCCGAACGCAAGGTTAACTTTCTTAACTGGCAGTTGACCGAGCAGATTCCTGAGTACCGCGATGAAATGGAGCAACTGCTGACCCAACTGCCGCTTGGCGGTTCGCAGTTCCTAAAATGGCGCTGGGATTCGGAACAATGTCGCCCAATGTGCGAATGGATCCCGATCGATAACATCCTGTTGCCATATGCATCGACCAACTTCTACACATCGCAGCGTGTAACTGAGGTTCAGGACATTACAGAGGACGAGTTCCTCCAGCGTGTTGAGGCGGGTATCTACCGCGACATTGATTCGACCTACACGTCAGACGCACCGATCGACGACCAAACGCAGTCTGAAAAAGCCAACGACAAGATTGAAGGCAAACAGTATTCGGGTAAGAACATTGACGGCATGCGCCGTATTTATGAAATTACTTGTTTCATGCGTTTGGATGACGACGACCAAACCAATGGCAAACGCGCACCGTACATTTTGACTATTGATGAGTCAACCAGCAAGGTGTTAGCTTTGTACCGTAACTGGGCTGATGGGGACGACAAATTTGAAAAATTGGACTGGTACGTTGAGTTCAAGTTTATTCCATGGCGCGGTGCATACGCTATCGGGTTGCCTCATCTCATCGGCGGTCTTAGTGCTGCTCTTACTGGCGCCCTTCGTGCTCTTATGGACGCGGCTCATATCTCCAATAGCCAGACGCTTCTCAAGCTCAAGGGTGGCCGAATTGGCGGCCAGTCGGACCGCATTGAACCTACGCAGGTTGTAGAAATCGAAGGCGCACCGGGCGTTGATGACGTGCGCAAGCTGGCAATGCAGTTGCCCTTCCCGGGCCCCTCTAGCGTCCTCTATAACCTCCTAGGCTGGCTTACAGACGCGGCTAAGGGGGTAGTGACCACCGCCGAAGAAAAAATCGGTGACGCAAACAACAACATGCCCGTTGGCACAACGCAGGCACTGATTGAACAAGGCGCTAAGGTCTTTTCTAGCATCCATGCACGTTTGCACCGTTCGCAGGCCAAGTCGCTCAAGATCATTTCTCGTATCAATAACTGGTACTTGGATGAAATGGACAACCAGTCGGGCGAAGAAATTGAAGTACGTGACTTTTCGTACAACAGTGACGTACGCCCAGTCTCGGATCCCAACATTTTCTCTGAAACACAGCGGTTGGCACAGAACCAAGCGTTGTTGCAAATGGCAAGTACGGCCCCTCCGGGCATGTTTGACCTACGTGCTGTGTACAGCCGTGTGGTAAATCAGCTAAAAATCCCGGAAGCCGAACAAATTTTGCCGAACCCACAGGGTGCCAAAGAGTCAAATCCCGCGCTGGAGAACGTTTCTATGACAATGGGACGGCCTGCTGCGGCGTATCCTGACCAAGATCACATGGCGCACATCCAAATTCACTTGGAATACGCCAAAAACCCAGTGTATGGCGGCAGTCCGATCATTGGCCCGACGTTTGCACCCGTGGCATTGGAACACATCAAGCAACATTTGATGCTTTTCTATCTCCAATCCATGCGAAACATTGTGGCAAAGGTGTCTGGCGGCAAGGATGTGCTGGATTTGCACGAAGAAAAGACTTTGGATTGGGAATCTCAGCAGGCTTTGGCCGTTGCTTCAAAGATTATCGACCAAGAGTCGCAGCAAATCATGCAGCCGTATATGCAAGACATCATGGCGCTGGTGCAAAAGGTGCAACAAATGAATCAAATGCAGCAACAAAATGCTGCCGCGGCCGATCCTACGGCACAAGTGCTGCTTAAAACGCAAATGGCCGAGACTCAACGCAAGGCGCAAGAGTTTCAAGCTAAAATGCAGGCCGAAATGGCTCAGGCCACCCAAGATTATCAAATCCGGGTCGCTGAATTGCAGCAAAAAGTGCAAGATTTGCAAACCAAGTACCAAACGCAGACCAGCATTGATAACCAACGCAACGCAACAACGATTGCCATGGCAAATATCAACAATTCTGCCAAGGAACGGATTGCAACAATCACCACCGGCGCCCAAATGGACCAACAACAGGCCCAAATTGAACATGAACAGGACATGTCGGCGGTTCAAGCGATTGACGCAGCCACACAGGACATTCGTCAGCATGGTTTAGCGATTGAGCAGCAGAATTTCCAAGCCCAAGCGCAAATGGTGCAACAACAAGCGCAACAACAGGCTCAGGCAGCGGCTCAAGCGGCTCAGTCACGGCAACAACACTTCCAGCAACTGGCTCAAAACCAACAGCAGGCACAACTTCAACCACAACAACAACCACCCGAGGATCAAAATGGCGAATAAAAAACAAAGCGGCGGCGAATTGGGCTTCCGTAAGACCTACCAACAAACTGGCAACATGGGCTACGCTGGTGGCCCCGGCGAAACCGGCCTTGATGCAGGCCCCGCTGGCTCGCACCGCGATAACAACTGGAAAATCGGCGCTGCTCAGGCAAAACTGACCAAACCTTCGAAGATTGGTCCAGATAAAAACCTGAAAGACATCGGCGGCGGCAATTTTTATTGATGCATTAAGGGCGGGTATTTTCCGCCTTGTGTATTAATAAAGATATGAAGGATATTGTATCTGAAATGATAAAGCGTTTGAAAAACGCTGATAAAGATTTAACCCTAGCAATTTCGTCAGGTGTTAATGTTCACGATTTTGCCTCTTACCAGAGGTTAGTTGGACAAAAAGTTGGTATCCAAGATGCATTGGATATTATAAACCAAATCCTTAGCGAAGACGAAGAGGATATGTAAGTAAACGCCGTAAGGCGTAAGGAGCACTGTAAAGTGATTGACTTTAAACAAGGCGACGAGCCTGATTTGCGTTCGGAAAAAGAGTGTTTTCCGGATGTAGATTGTGGTATCGAAGTTTTAGGTGATCGTGTCTTGGTTCAACTGCGACGCGAGAAGACAACAAGCAAGGGCGGCATTATTTTAGTTGATGAAACTAAACAAACGCTCCGATTTAATGAGACAGTAGCCAAGGTTATCCAAGTTGGACCTTTGGCGTATAAGAGCCCAGATGATTTGAGCCCTTGGATTGAAGGTCCTTGGTGTAAAGAAGGTGATCTGGTACGCACCATTAAATACGGCGGCGATCGTTATGTGATTCAACCTGATGATGAAGGCGCACCGGTAGTGTTTATTACCGTTCAAGCACGTGAGATTATTTCTAAGATTAAATCTTTCGATGCAGCGCAAAAGATGAAGGCCTTTGTGGATTAACTTTGGAAAAAGTATGAGCGAACAAGAAAAAATTGATAATATTCCGATTAAGGAACGCGAAGACGGCACAGTTCTAGCAAGTGTTGGCACCCATCCCGACGATGTGTTGGAAGATGATGAAGATACGGACGAAAAAGCGGAAGGTGGTTCGGTAGATGAAGAGGATACTGAAGCCAGCGCCGACGAAAATGTCGAAGGCGATACCGAAGACGACCGCGAGAAGATCCGAGAAGCAAGGCGTGAAGAGCGTCGGCTGAAAAAAGCACTGCAAAAAGAACGTGATGCGTCTGCCAAACATAAAATTTCGGCGCTGGAGCGACGGAACGAAGAACTGGCAAAACGATTGGCTGCTGTAGAGAACACGGCTGTATCATACCAGTTTGCGCAGATTGATAAGGCGGTTGAAGACGAGGCAACTCGGGTTGAATACGCCAAAATGAAGATGATGGAAGCTGCACGTAATGGCGATGCAGCGGCTCAGGTTGAGTACTTGGAGGCTTTGACAGAATCCAAGCAAAAACTGCAGCAACTCCAGCATTATAAGAAACAACAAGTGGACGCCGCAAGGAGTCCCAAACAAAACGTGCCTAATGTGGCATCGTCTGAGATTCAACGTAACGCCACAACGTGGTTAAAGAAGAATTCTTGGTACGATCCCCAAGCACGTGATACAGATAGTAGAATTGCCAAAGTAATTGACTCCGAACTCGCTGCCGATGGGTGGGACCCAGCAGACCCAGAATATTGGGACGAGTTAGATAGTCGTTTGTCAACACGTTTGCCTCACCGGTACACCGGAAAAGGCGGCAGACGAGCCAACCCCACGGCATCAAGCCGTACTGCACAGGCACAGGGCACAAAACCCGGCCAGATTACGCTAAGTCGTGATCGTGTGCAGGCCATTAAAGAGGCTGGGGCTTGGGATGATGTTAACAAACGCAATAAGATGATCCGCGCATACGCCGCATATGATCGTCAGAATAAAGGATAAATGAAATGACAAATACACGTATTAAACGCGATGTCGAAGACCGTTTGGCCGACCGCGTACAAGCAGTTCATGAGCGTCAGGCCTTAAGTGGTGACGCTAAGGCACAACGGGAGCGTCTTGAGGCCTTCCGTGACAAATGGCAGAATAGTGCACTGCCAGATATTCCTCGGGACGCAATCCCGGGAATGCATTTGTGTTGGTTGTCAACAACCAACACATATGACAGTATCGACAAACGTATGGCGTTGGGTTATGAGCCAGTTAAAGCCAGTGAACTAGGACAAGGCTTTGAGGGACTAGGCAAAATGAATTCAGGCAAGTTTGAAGGCTGTGTTTCTTGCAACGAGATGATTCTTTTCAAATTGCCGGAAGAAGTTTATCAAGAAGTAATGAAAATGATGCATTTAGAGGATCCCCTTGAGCATCAGCGCAATATTACCGCAGCGGTTCGTGATACGGCCCAAGACGGAAAAGGCGGTCGTTCTATTCTTGAAGGCGGAATTCTGGAAATGGAAAAGGAAACTCGAAAAGCGAGTAGCAATATTCGTTTCCAATAACAACTTCAAAATAACAAAGGAAAATATGTCCACAGTATTTCAACCCTTTGGTCTGAAGCCAGTGTATCATCCAAGTGGTTTGGATCGTGCTACGGCATTTGCAGGTACTAATACCTACAATCCCGGCACTACTTATACCGCTCCGTACTCACTGTCCTCCGGCCAATCTTTCTGGCAATTCCAACCCGTGGCTATTACTACCACAGGTCAATTGACAATCGCTGCACAAAATGCTTCGGGCTCTGGCTCTGGCAAAGTGTTCGGCGTGTTTGATGGCGTCGAGTACACCAACTCTGACGGTCGTCGTTCTGTTGCTAAGTACGCATCCAAGACAACTTTGGACGCTTCTACCAACATCATTTTCTGGATCTTCTCTGATCCCGCATTGGTGTATGAAGCTCAAGTCAATGGTTCTGTTACTACAGCAGCTATTGGTACAGAGTACAACTTCGACACGACCACTGGTTCTACAGTGACTGACGGTTACGCAATCGGCAACGGGGGCGCTGGCTTCTCGACCGCCGCTTTGTTGGCAACTTCTGTCGGTACAGGCAACCAAGGTCAAGTTCGTGTTGTTGGTTTGGGCCGCGAAGTGGCTTATCCCGGCGGTTATAATAACGCTTGGGGTGACGCTTACACAATCGTGCAAGTTCAAATCTGCAATAACCAATTCGCTGCCGCCTCGGTATCGGTTTAATTAATTAACGAAAGGATATAAGCCATGGCAACCCCAATGCGCAGTACGGACTTTCGTGCGGTAGTCGAACCGATTATCAACGAAGTCTTTGACGGTGTTTATGAACAACGTGCGGACGAATGGAAAGGATTTGTTGAACAAATCCAAGGTATTCCCCGCAACTACCACGAAGAAGTGATGTTGTACGGCATGAATGCCGCCCCAGCTATGCCTGACGGCACTCCTGTCAGCTATGACCAAGGCGGTACTCTGTACATCACACGTTTCATCTATCAAATCTATGGCTTGGCTTACGCCTTGACCAAAGTGTTGATGGAAGACGGTGACCACATCCGTATCGGTAGCACTTTCGCTAAACACTTGGCTCAATCGATGATTGAAACCAAGGAAACTTTGTGCGCCAACTTGTTGAACTTCGCGTTCACCAGCGGCTACATCGGCGGCGACGGCGTGACCTTGATCAACACCGCTCACCCCATTGCTAACGGTGGTTCTTACTCTAACCAATTGTCTACCGCTGCTTCTTTGAGCCAAACTTCTGTTGAACAGTTGTTGATTCAAATCCGTAGCGCCGTTGACAATAACGGTAAGCGTATCCGCCTGAAGGCTGAACAACTGGTGGTTCCTCCTGCTTTGGAATTCCAAGCTGAAGTGATCCTGAAGTCTGTTCTGCGTTCCGGCACCGCCGACAACGATCTGAACCCGATCAAGTCTACCGGCATGTTGCCTAAGGGCACTCACGTCGTGACTCGTTTGAGCTCTTCTAAAGCATGGTGGATTCAAACCGACGCTGAAAACGGTTTGATGTTGGTTATGCGTCGTCCCATGGAAAAATCTATGGAAGGCGATTTCGAAACCGACTCTATGCGTTACAAAGCCACCGAGCGTTATGCTACCGGCTGGCACGATGCCCGTAATATTTACGGCACACAAGGCGTTTAATCTAAAAGATTAACACCCTAAAAACCCCCGACTTAAAAGGTCGGGGGTTTTTTATTTTAGGGCGATATAATCTAAATGTTTGCATTAATAGGAATAGGAAGTTCGCCCCCAACAGGGCCCCGTCGCTTCCCGGGGCTACGATCAAGCGACTGAGTGGGGCTAAAAACTCTTGATAGGAAAAATCAAATGTCAGTTACTTTTAATCAGCCGATTCGTGTTTACAAATATAACAACCCCACGAATAACGGCACTATTGCTCCTGATAACTCAGGCGCTGTTCGTTGCTCACAGCAATCTTACATCACCAATCCCATCGTTGGCACCACTAGCGGCGCCACCACGCTGACTACAGCCGATATTGGTACTACAACCGTTACTCCTTTCGTGTTGCCCGCTGGCGCAATCATTGAAGGCATTGCGTTGTACCAAGACACTGCAGCCACTGGCCTGACCGGCGGCGTGATCACTGTGTCGATCGCACAAACTAACCCCTCCACTGGCAACGTGACAACTACCGCTATTGGTACAATCACTCCCACAGCCGCTGGTGGCCGTATTGCTGGCGTGTTTACTGCTACAGCAGCCACCGCAGCCATTTTGGAAAACATCGGTTTGGTTGACGCCACGTTGACTTTTAGCGCAGCTACTGTGTCGGCTAACACCGGCACCTTGGGTGGCGTTATCTCCGTGGATTACACCGCACGTAATTACACTGGCTCGATCATCAACGTCGGCCAAGGCTACACCAACCAATAATTAATTACCTTGGGGGCCTTGTGCCCCCGATTTAACTTATAAGGAATTAATTATGGCTTCGATCTTAAAAACAAATCTTCAGCAAAATCCTTCTCCCCCGCAATCTGTAACAAAAATGGGTGCTTACGAGCCCTTTGATTTGCAGGTTGGCCGTGGGCAGATTATGGACCACATTCCCGTTGAGATTTTTGGCTACAGCGCAACTGTGGGTTCTACCGCACTGGGCCCTCTTTGGGAAGGTTTGACCCTTTCTGGCGGCGCTTATGTGTACCCCGGCTCTGCCTTGCAAATGACGTTGGTATCCACCACCACAGATACGCAAATTATCTTTGTTATGGGTTTGGACGCAAACTTTAATTTGTTGTCTGAGTACATTACTTTGACGGGAACAACTCCAGTAACAACTGTTAACTCGTATTTCCGTATTAATGGTTTGTTGGTAACTAACGGCATCAATGCTGGCACAATTACTTGCAAAAACGGTTCTAATTTGTACGCACAAATTAATCCCGGCATTGGTCAAACACAAATGTCTTTGTATACCGTACCTCGCGGCTATACATTTTATTTGAGCTATGTTCAAAGTGATTCTAGCATTGGTTTTACATCTAGCAACTACATGACATTTGTTGAATATAACAAATTCAACATTGCAATTAGCGGCGATAATGTCAATGGCTATCCTGTCAACTATGGTAGCAATACGACTGTAGTTTCACAGACACCCTTTGTGCAGACATTGAATATTCCTTACACTATTCCAGTGGCGCACGAAGAGGGTACGGACATTCAATACCAAATTAAAGCCAATACGGGTTCTCCATTTGCCGCTGATGTGTACGCCGGCGGTATTTTGATCAAGAACGACGGTCAAACTGCTTAAATGCCAGTCTTTCTTGACACCAGTAGCTACTCGGTTCTGTCTGTAGCGGTCTGTGACCGCTGCAACAGAAAATTTCCGTATGTAGAGCTAATGCCAGACCCGAATTTTCCGGGTATGCGGGTGTGCAAGGACGACTTAGATAATTTTGACCCATGGCGGCTGCCCGCTCGTCAAACAGAAAATATTGCGCTGCGTTTCCCGCGGCCTGATGTGTCTGTGGCTACGGGCCCAATTGGTGGTGACCAGATTACGACAGAAAACGGATTCCAAAACGGTAATTCGTTGTTCATTGAGGGTACAAGTGGTACGTATGCCAACGGAACAGGCGACCTGAATAAAAACAGCAACGTAGTTCCTTCGCCGATGGTTTTATACCCCTACATTGAGGTTATAACGCCCAATACGGGCCCCAAAGCTGGCGGTACTACGGTTACCCTTACCGGGGCTAATTTTACGGCTGTAAACACCGTTAGGTTCGGCGGCACATCAGCCACATTTAATTTGATCAACTCGACAACCATTGTCGCAACGTCGCCGGCCTATGCCGTTGATGGTATTGTTGACGTGGCTGTTATATCTCCATTTGGAACCGGCACGTATTACGGCGGGTTTACTTACGTATCATAAGAAGAATAAATGGCTGATCAGAGTATAACACAACTGCCAGTTGCTTTAAACCTTACAGGTAATGAGCAAGTTCCGGTTGTGCAAAACGGGGTAACCAAACAGGCGTCTGTTTCGCAGATTGCCAATGCAGCTTCGCCCGGTAAACTGATTACCAACGTCGCACTTAATCCATCAAATTACGACCTGATTTTTTACTATAGCGATGGAACAACGTCGCAAGTTGGGCCTATTCCGGGGTTTGTTTCAGCAACAATTGACTCCAACGGTCATTTGATTTTAACTGAAACAACTGGCGCAACTATTGATTGCGGCCAAGTTACTGGCACATCGGGTTATTCTGGATACAGCGGCTTTTCGGGATATTCAGGCACATCAGGCTTTAGCGGAATTTCTGGCTACTCTGGTACATCGGGCTATTCTGGTTCAGGTGTTTCTGGCTATTCTGGATATTCAGGCACATCAGGCTATTCTGGTGTAGGTACATCAGGAACATCGGGCACGTCAGGTTATAGCGGGTTTAGCGGCTATTCGGGCACTTCTGGCTGGTCTGGCATCAGTGGATATAGCGGCTATTCAGGTATTTCCGGATGGTCGGGCCTAAGTGGTTTTAGCGGATATTCGGGTATTTCTGGCTGGTCGGGTTTGAGTGGTTTTAGCGGATATTCTGGTTACAGCGGAACATCAGGCTGGTCTGGCATTTCAGGTTTTAGCGGCTATTCGGGCACTTCTGGCTGGTCCGGCATCAGCGGATATAGTGGCTTTTCGGGCTATTCTGGACTTTCTGGCTACTCCAGCTTCTCTGGTTTCAGCGGCTACAGCGGTTTATCGGGCTTTAGCGGCGTTTCTGGCTATTCAGGTACCTCAGGGTACTCTGGCTCAGGAGTAAGCGGCTACAGCGGTTTTAGTGGTTTTTCGGGTATATCTGGACAGCAAGGTACTTCGATCAACATCAAAGGTACGGTTGCCACACCGGCAAATTTGCCAGCAACTGGCAATCAAGTTAACGATGCGTACATTGTTAGCTCTAATGGCGATTTGTATGTTTGGTCTGGAACGGTTTGGAATAATGTCGGTCAGATTGTAGGACCTCCCGGCACAAGCGGCTATTCTGGCTATTCTGGGTTTGGCCTTTCTGGTTATTCTGGATACAGTGGTTTTTCTGGCTATTCTGGGTTTGGTCTTTCTGGTTATTCAGGTTATAGCGGTATTTCAGGCTATTCTGGATTCAGTGGCATTTCAGGTTATTCTGGAACCAGTGGCTATAGCGGCGCCAGCGGAATATCAGGCTACTCTGGTTTTAGCGGCTATTCTGGTATTTCTGGCTGGTCTGGCATCAGTGGCTACTCTGGCTTTAGTGGCATTTCTGGCTGGTCGGGCATAAGCGGCTATTCGGGTTTTAGTGGAATTTCAGGCTGGTCTGGTATCAGCGGCTATAGCGGATACTCGGGCTTTAGCGGCATATCGGGCTGGTCAGGTATCAGCGGCTATTCGGGCTTTAGTGGAATCTCGGGCTGGTCCGGTATAAGCGGCTATAGCGGCTCTGGCGTATCAGGCTACTCTGGATTTAGTGGCATTTCTGGCTACTCTGGCTTTAGCGGAATTTCTGGTTATAGCGGTATTTCTGGCTACTCTGGTACTTCAGGTTATAGCGGTTTCGGCCTATCCGGCTATAGTGGCATTTCTGGCTATTCGGGTTACAGCGGCTCTGGCGTATCGGGCTACTCTGGTTTTAGTGGCATCTCTGGCTACTCTGGTTTTAGCGGTGCAACAGGGCCGTCTACGCAAATTAACGCAACGGATAGCACGACGAATGCCAACTACTTTTTGGTTGCTGTTCCCGCTTTGGGATCGAACCAAACAGCGTATGGTTTTAGCAGCGATGGGTTGTATTTTAACGGCTCAACCAAAGTATTTACTTCGCCGTTCCATACTGCAACCGGCACTATTACAGGCGCCCTAACAGCCGGTGCATTTAATTATGGTACGTTAAGCTATAGCGATGTTAATATTTTTGCATCGTATACTTCAAGTGTAAACACCTATAACCAGATTGTTCTGCAAAACACAAATGCGGGATCTACAGCCTCATCAGATTATGTTGTAAGTAACAACCTTGGTACATCGGGCACATATTATGGTGACTTTGGTATAAATAGTTCTGGTTGGTCGGGAACATCGGCCACGCCGTTTAATATACCGAATGTGGTGTATGTTAGTTCAACTTCAGGGCCTTTGGCTCTTGGTTCTACCACCAGCAATCCTATTTATTTTAGTGTTAACGGTGGACTTGCTGCGACTATTGATACTACGGGGCTTTTGACTGTACCAACCGGTATTGCTGGTGGGGCATTTTAAGAATAAAGGGGATTTAACATGGCACAAAGCGGCTACACGCCGATTCTAACATACGGATCGTCAGGGGTTGGGAGTACACCCCTTGCGGCCAATTTGACGACCAGCACTAATGGCGTTGAAATGGCGCTGAACTACACTGACGGCAAATTGTTTTATAAAGACAATGCCGGCACTGTACAGGTTTTGGCGCTTAAAAATAACGCGCAAATTTCTCTGCCTACGTCGATTTCGACTGGCGGTTTGATTGTTGGTAATGGTACAAATACCACAGCGGCGTTGAGTATCGGCACAAGCGGTTATGTGTTGACAAGTAATGGCACTACATCGGCGTGGTCGGCACCGACGGGTTCGGTTGGCCCAATTGTGTATAATTTGACAACGGTATCATCTAACCAAACTATTTCTAGCGGCCAAAATGGTTTTTCTGTTGGGCCGGTTACAATCAATAGCGGTAACACAGTAACAGTGGCTTCGGGCCAAAGATGGGTGGTAATTTAAATGAGTACTATTGCAGCAGGAACAACCAGCACAACGGCGCTGGTAGAGACAGCCGATACGACAGGTAACTTGGTTTTACAAGTTAACGGCACAACACCTTCATTGACGCTTAACGCAGCGGGGGCGCATGGTGTTGGTTCGAGTGCGTCTTATGGTACTAGCGGTCAAGTATTGACTTCAGCAGGTAGTGCAGCGGCTCCTACTTGGACTACACCGGCCACTGGTGCAATGACGCTTATTAGTACACAGACTGCTTCTAATTCGGCAGCTTTGACTTTTACTGGGTTGAGTGGATATAGAGCATATTATTTGTTGTTTACAAATCTTACTCCTATAACAACAACCAATATATTATTAGCATATTTAGGATATGGTTCAACTCCGACATACATAACATCTGGCTACCACATTACATCAACTTTTTCAGCTAGCAGTACTCAATACATAACATCATCTGCATCAATTAGTTTAAGTAATGGTAATCAACAAACTGGCGCACAAAATGCATTTAATGGCTTTTTGACCATTAATAATGTTAATTCATCAACTTATCCAAGTGTTCAGTATATATCGTCTTATGGTGGTGGTTCTGTGTATTATACAGAAACAGGTTCCGGAATAATTGCCTCAACAAATGGCCCTACTACTGCAATAACAATTTATTATACTTCTGGAAACATAAGTTCGGGTTCTGTAACTCTTTACGGTATTTCTTAATAGGAATAACAAATGACCACAATCATTAATGCCTCTAACGGCTCTACAAGCGGTCTGATTACATTGGCAGATGCCTCTGGTGTTCTCCAGCTTCAAACTAACAACGGCACACCAGCACTAACGCTAAACACCACTCAGGCTTTGGGTGTAGGGTCGGGTGCTTCTTACGGTACTAGCGGTCAGGTGCTGACCTCTGCTGGCTCTGGTGCTGCGCCGACTTGGTCTACTCCAAGTACAGGGGCAATGACGTTGATTAGTACTCAGACTGCTTCTAGTTCAGCATCATTATCTTGGACAGGGTTATCTACTTACGACAAATACATTCTTATTTATGAAAATGTAATACCTGCGCAATCAAACGCGCAATTGATGGCTTTAATTGGTACTGGAGCTGGCCCAACATATGTTACTAGCGGATATTATGGTCAAGGATATTTTTCAAATTATAATAATGGTAGCGGAACAACAACTCAAGCGGCAACACAAAATAATACAGGAGGTGCATATATAGGATTTATTGGAGGTCGTTCAACATTAAATCAAACAAAAGCATCGGGTCAAATCCTTATTGCAGGTACAAATTCAAGTACTTTTGTAGAATTTTCCGGATGTCCTGGCAATTATGATACAAGTGTTTGGGAAGCGGAAACAAGTATGTTTTTTACTGGAGTTGCTGTATCTGCGTCAGTAACCGCAATAAAAATACAAATGCTTACTGGCAATATTGTTTCGGGTTCTTTTTCCCTCTACGGCATCTCATCTTAATAGGAGTAAATCATGGCATCTTTAAACGACACCATCGTTGCATATCTTACAGTCAACAACATTGCTTTCGCTCCCGGCGACTACCAAACTGGTCAGCCTGAAGGCCAACCAGATCAAGTGTTGACTTGGAACACAGCCAAGTTGGGCGCACAGCCCACACAGGCTCAACTGGACGCCGCATACACAACATATGAAGGCCAACAGATTCAAGCTAAAAACAAAACCCAAGCAACGGCTTTGCTGCAAGCTACGGATTGGTCTGTCAACGCTGACGTGACAACTGGCACACACAAGCTGACCAACCAAGCTGACTTCATTGCATACCGCAATGCTGTTCGTGCGATTGCAGTCAACCCACCTACAACACCAGCAACTTTCCCTGCTGTTCCTACAGATACTTGGAGTAATTAAATATGACCACGGTAATTTCGGGTTCATCGCCATCAGTCACGTTTAGCGACAGCACCACGCAAACAACTGCGTTCTCGGCGGCTAACTCGAATACATGGACAGCCACACAGACGTTTAACGGCTCTACAAGCACGTTTGGCACTACCCTACTGGACAGCAACGAAACGGTCAACGTGGTGGCTGCTGCGCCCTCTGCTACGACTAACTTTTACGTTCAAAGCGGCTCGGTTCAATATTACACATCAAACGCTGCTAACAACTGGACGCTGAATATCGCCTTCAGTTCTGGTACATCGTTGAACACGGCTTTGTCAACAGGCCAATCAGTAACATTTACGCTGATTACAACTCAAGGCTCTACGGCTTACTACAACAACGCTGTGACGATTGACGGTACATCTGTGACGCCTAAATGGATTGGTGGCGCTCCTAGTGCTGGTAATGCTTCTGGTCTGGATGTGTACCGCTATGCTGTGGTTAAAACAGGAAGTGCTGCATATACCGTATTGGCAAGCCTGACACAATACAAATAAGGAATAGCGATGCCATTGCAACAAACCTCGGGTAATGACACGCAAGATGCGTATGGCGGTGGTAAAGCCGTTGTTCCTGTTTATGTAGAGAATGTGTTTAGTACCTATTTGTATACGGGTACGGGCGCTACTCAAAGCATTACGAATAGCATTGACCTTTCCACTAAAGGTGGAATGGTTTGGATTAAAGACAGGACAACAAATAGTACTAATAACAATTTATTTGATACTATTCAAGGCGCAACTAAATTAACTCATTCAAATACAACAGCAGCTACAGTTACTGATACAAATTCGTTAACCGCTTTTAATACAACGGGTTTTACGCTTGGATCAGGTAACACTTCTGGTAATCAAGTAAACACATCTGGCGATAATTTTGTCTCATGGACATTCCGCAAGCAGCCAAAGTTCTTTGATATTGTGACGTATACGGGTACGGGTTCTGCCCACACGATTTCTCATAACCTTGGCTCGGCTCCAGGTTGCATTATTGTTAAACGTACTGACACGACAAGTAATTGGCAGGTTTATCACAGTGGATTAACGTCTGCTGCATATAGCATTCAGTTAAATTTGGCTAATGCTCAAGCAAGTGCACCTACTGTATGGAACAGCACAGCGCCGACAAGCACTGTGTTTAGCGTAGGAACTGATGCAACAGTCAATGCGTCTGGCGGCACTTACGTTGCCTATTTATTCGCCTCTAATGCAGGGGGCTTTGGCCTGACGGGTACAGATAACGTAATTACTTGCGGTTCATTTACGACTGATAGCAGCGATAATGCAAGTGTTAATCTTGGTTATGAACCACAATGGTTAATGGTTAATTGTGTTTCTGCTGCTAGCAATTGGTATATGTTTGATGTAATGAGGGGCTTCAGTCAAACTACACTTTTATATTTAAACCCAAATCAAGCGCAATTAGAAAATTCAGCAAGTAATTCTCCGAGTTATTTGATACCCAACGCAACTGGATTTGCAACAGGACAAGCTGGGTTTTTTGCTCCTAATCAACAAATAATCTACATAGCCATACGCAGAGGCCCAATGGCTGTGCCTACTGACCCGACTAAGGTGTTTAAGCCTGTTGTAGTAAATAGTCCAACATCAGGACAACTAGAAACAACTAACTTTCCTGTTGATCTTTTGATCGAAGGTGAAAATAGTCAAAGCACTTCAGCTTATTGGTATGATATTGATAGACTAAGAGGCTCATTGTCAACAAGTTCTGCTACTTTATTTACTAATGTTGGTCGTGTTGAATCTACCACAACAAGTGGTTTTGGTTTTGATAGCAATGTTGGAGTTACGGATTATCACAATAGTTCTTTAGGTGTTGCTGACAATGTAACTTATTGGAATTTTTCTAGAGCACCTGGGTTCATGGATATTGTTTGTTATTCAGGTACTGGTTCGGTGCAAACAATAAATCATAATTTAAATGCAATTCCGCAACTAATTTTTGTTAAAGCTAGAACCGGCTCAAGTGCTGGTTGGTATGTTTACGTTTCATCACTTGGAAATACTGGATATGTTAAATTAGATGCAACAAATGCTTTTGCGACAGATTCAACTGTATGGAATAATACAAACCCAACATCAACTAATTTTACAATTGGAACTTCACCCAACGTAAATAGTTCGGGTGGAACACTTGTAGCATATTTATTTGCAACATTAGCAGGTGTTTCATATGTAGGTTCATATACAGGCAACGGAACAGGGCAATCAATAGCTTGTGGATTTGGTGCTAGTGGTGCAAGGTTTGTTTTAATTAAACGCACTGACTCATCAGGTAATTGGTATGTTTTTGATAGTGCAAATGGTCTTACTAGTTCTTCAAGCCCATATATTTGGTGGAATTCAAATGCTGCACAAACAACAGGTAACAACGGTGTTTACGCATCTTCTGGCGGCTTTACATTAGGCGCAACGGCAATCACTACAACCAATATTGCAACCGCAAGCTATATCTTCTTAGCTATCGCATAAGGACAAATCATGCAAATTCGACTACGCTCAAACGGACAAGTAATGTTTGAGGAAGCATTCCGCCAATACATTGCTTCCAACGGTGGCCCTTCATGGGGTCAAACTACGACTGAAATTCTTGACGAATTGCAAGCCGATGTTGTATTTGATGGGCCTAGTCCTACGCTAACACACTGTCAAGTTGCTAGTGCTGGCCCTGCTATTGAAGAAAACGGTCAATGGTACACATCGTTTGTCGTGACTGACATGGACGCTGACGCCAAAGCAGCAACTGACGCAGCCCAAGCCGCATCGGTTCGCCAACAGCGCAACGCCAAGTTGACAGCTTGCGATTGGACACAAGTTGCTGATGCGCCAGTAGATAAAGCAGCATGGGCAACATACCGTCAAGCCTTGCGTGATTTGCCTAAAGAAGCTGGCTTTCCTTGGGAAATTACTTGGCCTACAGCGCCAACAGCATAAATTTAAACAAGGCGGTTTTGAGGGATTTTTGCATTAATATAGGTGACGGTTAAGCGAAAATTCCTCAAACTTTTATACTGTAAAGTATATGCCTAAAAAATATAGCGTTGTAATACCAACTTACAACAACTGCGAAAGATACCTCAAGCCTTGCATTGAGTCGATCATCAAATACACCGACATGTCAGATGTCGAGTTGATAATCGTAGCAAATGGATGTCAAGATGCCACCAAGGCCTACTTGAATTTTCTTCAAGCCACCGGCTTGGATTTCATTGCCCTTTGGGATGATAAGCCACTTGGGTTTGCCAAAGCTGCTAATGCGGGCACTAAAAAGGCCACAACCGACAAAATTGTGTTGTTGAATAACGACACGGTGTTGTTGGAACAGCCAAAAAACAAATGGCTAGAACGCTTGTGTATCGGTGATATATCAGCAGTTCTAACGCAACGCTCCAAAATTACAAACGAGCCATTTGGTGTCTTTTTCTGTGTAATGATTCAGAAAAAGGTATTTGACAAAATTGGCCTATTAGACGAACAGTTTAACGTTGGTGGATGCGAAGACATTGATTTTTGCAAACGGGCCCTAGATGCGGGTTTTAAGCTGGCTGATGTGGGTTATAAAGGTGACTTCCCAATCTTCCATGTGGCTGAAGGCACTGTGCATGACGAAACGTTAGTTAAAGACTGGAAACAAACGTTTTCAGACAACGAAGTCAAACTGGCAAAGAAGTACAACAACATGGACTGGTACCGTTGGTACTTGTC